CCTGATATTAATAGAGGATCATTATTATTATTGGTGTCGCCAGTCAGAACTGGAAAATCAACCATTCTCTCCAATTTATTATTAAATCCAAACATGATGAGAGATGCATTTGATATTGTATATATAATTAGTAATACCATTCATAATGATGACACAAGCCGATTTTTAAAAGAACAATTCCCTGAAACCATTTGGAGTGAATACAGCGATGAGATCATACAAAATATTATTAATTATCAAAAAACATTCCCTAAAAAGAAGATGCCTAAAATTGCACTCATTCTTGATGATTTTTTGGGTATAAAACAAAACAGT